TAGTTATCTCAAAACGAAGCCCTATCGCAACCCTAATCTACTAAAATTGGCTAAAGATAGCCCCTGTCAAATGTGTGGTTCATACGGAACAACCGTGTCAGCCCATTCTAACCTATTAGAACTAGGTAAAGGCATGGGAATGAAATGCCCTGATTCTTACATCGCATTTTTATGTCATTCATGCCATGCAAAGACCGACCAAGGGGCAGGAACCTACCTTGAGAAAAAGAACGATTGGTTAATTGCTATGGCAAAGACCTATAACTACCTTTTGACTAAAGGCTATTTAATAATCAATCCTCTTGGCAACACTGAAGGACGGGAGTTCTCGTGATACTTGGCATTGACCCAGGTTTAGACGGAGGCTTGGCTATTTTGTCAGGCTCACATATTGAGCTACTTGAAACTATCCCCACAGAAAAGAAAACGGGCTTTATTAAACGTCAGGTAGATGCTCAAAAATTAAGCAACATACTTAGGGTTTACCCTGACATTATTTGCTATCTTGAGGGAGTAGCATCCAGACCTGGTCAAGGTGTGGCATCGGTGTTCTCATTTGGAGATACCTACGGAGCCATTAGAGGGGTTTTGGGAGCATTAAACATACCAACCTATACGGTGACACCATCTAAGTGGAAAAAAGAGCTTAAAATGAGTTCTAAAGAGGATTCACTAAAGGCTATCAAAGACCTTTACCCCTCCCTGAAAATGAGAAAGAAAGACCATAATTTAGCCGAGGCAATACTAATCGCTTTATATGGTCAGAAAGTGAGAGAAAATGAGCAAAATGACGTATGACCAATGGGAATCTAGATACCTCGCTGAAGAGGGTTCTAACTATGACCGAGAGTTTAGAGTTCAATTTATATCCGATTATTTGTTAAATCCGAACCTTGCAGCAATCTGCCGAAAGCATGAAGTCCCCTATCAAACTGCCGTCCAATGGAAAAATAAAAATTGGTGGTTCGACATCTCCGAAGACATCCTCCAAAACCACAAAGAGGAATTATTAGCCAAACAAAGGCGAATCCTGGAGAAGACATACGATGAATTAGGCGATAGATTAGAGAATGGCGATGAGCAATATATTCCTAATGAGGGTCATGTAAGGGTGAAAGTCAGAGCTAATCATTTAGCAACCATAGCCGACACTACACTAAAGGCTAATCAATTATTACAAGGCAAAGCCACACAAATAAGCCATGTAACGATTGAATCTCTAGCCGATAAGCTCCGAACTATCACCCAAGACGCTATTGAAATCAGTCCAACCATTCAGCAGATAGAACAAAACTCTCAGGAGTAAGCACTAAAGGCTCTTTGATATCTTGATTTTTTGGGCGGTTTAATTCCCTTTTTATACGGGCAAAGGTTTTAGATATATCGGTTTTACTTGAAGGGATATATTTAAAATTGGGGTCAAATATGCTCAATGGTTTATCCATGTTTAAAGTCCTATAAGTGTGGCTACTAAATAGCCTAAAGTCATGCCAAACAAAGCAAAAAGTAAAAAAGAAATGATTGAAATAAAAATATATGGCATAAAACCCCCTAAAATTTAAGGTGACAAGTAAGCCACCAATAGTCAACAAACCAAAAATAAGTCAACATAACACCAACTAAAAAACCTATAAAATATTTCATTTATCCCCCCTTATAAATTGCCAATAATTCCGCCAACTGTTCCCCGTCCAAAATTCCACGGGAAAACGCAACAGATAGGGCATAGTGCATTTTATTGGTTTTGCCCTCAAGTTTGTCCTTAATAAAAGCATGACAACACCTTTCGGCAAGTTTTTCCGCATCGGCTGCGGAGAGTTCCCCCTCGTCAAATTGGAAAAAAATATCATTTATTGATTGAAATAGGTCTTCAAGGTTGTATCTCATCAAACCCCCTTAACTAAGTTGTCAAAATACTCTTGTGGTTTCTCAGTTGCAAGATGTACCCATGAGTTGATATGGCGGGAAGTGGTTTGAGACCATTTTTTAGAGGTCTTAAAGTATTCCCCATTGACCCAACAAGCGACGGGGGTCGCATAACTAAATAAAACTTGCGTCCCGTCGGCTAATGTAATCTCGTTTTTATTGCTTGCGATGTGGTTTAGTTTCATGATTGTTCTTTCATTTGTGAATTATCTCGGTAAACCTCTCCCAGAATGAGGGGTTGAACATAAACATCTGCGTTTTGTTCCCACCAACCCGCATCAAGGTTATATTGCTCCCCGTGTAATTTTAAGCCACGCAAAAGGGACAAATTGGCACTTTGTTTTGTACTTCCTACTGCTTGAAATGAGAAGTTTCGGGACTCTGCCCGTGCTAAATAAACTGTTTTCATAATTTCTCCAAATAAGAATCAGTGCCATCAATGCCCATAGTTCTATGCAACATTCCATCAATGCAAGATAAACCCAAATATAAAGTGTTCCCAATTTGGTCAATAGCCTCTTGTTTTGTGCAATTGTTTAACTCCATTGCCTCTTCAATTTGATGCTCTTCAATGTCAACGACTAGATTAAATTTCATAATTTCCCCCTATTGGATGCGTTCAACATATACATCACCACCAATGTCTGAACAGTCGGCAGTTTGTCCTAATTGCAAGTCTTCTACCTTTTCTATGCTCAAAGAATCCCACCCGTTGTCTTCGGTAAAATCATCAATAGAAAGAGTCCTATTGTCGGGATGAGCATAACCCGCACCCCATCGAACATTAAATAATTTAGTCATTTTGTATCCCCTTTAGTTAGCCAAAAACCCTCGACACACTTCGTCCCGTCATCCTCCAACATATCTTCAACAGAGTTGTAGAGACCCGCATATTCATCAGAAAGGCATAAAACCTTGCCATTTGAAAGGGTCAAAACATCTACCATACAACCCCCGCCCGTATTCCATGTTTCTTGTTTAGTGATATGAAACATAATTAAACCCCCAAAAGTGCAACTGCAAACATATAGCCCAAGACTGAGCCAAGAATTAAAAACGCTACAAACTCCCAAAATGTCTTCATAAATACCCCTTAAAAGTTCTCGAAAACTACTTCTTTACCGCCCTCAGTAAAAGCAAACCAAAAGCCATTCTCTCTAATGTATTCTGAAATCTCAGAACGCTTGTGCATATCGCTAGAGTTGTAATCGGTCTCAAGTGGAAAAGCGTCCAAGAACTCATCTAATGAGCATTGGGAGAAGTCACAACATATAGCGATTGGGTCAAACTCCAACTCGGTGTCAATCTCGTCTAAGTAGTTAAACAACTCAATTAGACCCTCATAACTAAAGTTATCAGGGCGGATTGCTCTCATGTCATCAATGAACATTGATTGTGTGATAGTTTGTTTCATTGTTCTATTCCTTATAGGTTAGTAATCATCAAAACCTGGGAGAGTGAATCTCTACCCATGCCCTTACTATAACGGATAACTTTATGTAAAAGCAAACATTTTTTGTATTGTATTTTCTTATCGCTTTTTGATTCCTAATAGCTTGCAGCAATTGCCTATTTTTTAAGCAATATCATTGAGTTATGAAAACGCCCGATAAAAGACTTATACAAATCTAGTAAGAGAACCTAATAGAGAGGAGATAAGACTAGAGAGAGAAGAGACAGTAAGAGAGGAGAGCTCACCTCCTTTTATCCCGTTAGTGGCACCCACACAGTCTCCCCCCTTGTCCCCCACTCTCACCACATGGGGAACCACCCACCCCCATAGAGTCCCTTTAATGCCCTCTCTATATATAAGGCACACCCTCTCCAGGCACTGTATATATCCACAGTATTAAGACCCCCATGCACCTGTTAGGGTTTACCCTATGTGTCAGGGTAGGGGGAGGGGGAAAAAGATAAGTGTTAATATAGTTATAACCCACATTCCGACAACGCCACCAATTTTCAAATTTAGAAAAAAAGGTTTCTCTCTCTATACAGGAATATGAGACTTTCTTTGAAAATCAATATCGCTTTCCTGCGTATATAGTAATTTTCAAATCTAGGGTTTATACACGCAGTAAATACCATTTATGGTATTCTCTTACCTACAGGAAGGTAATAGATGAAACTAGATAGCCAATTGATTGAAGGGTTTGTACGGGTATTCTTAGCCCCCCGCATGGATGCAGTAAAGGCAATTCCTAAGTTTCATCGTGTTCTATGGGAGAAGTTCTGTTCAGAGGGTTCTAGAGTAGTTGTAGCCGCCCCTCGTGGAACCGCCAAAACAACTGCCGTTACTTTCTCTGGTACGTTAGCGTCTGCTCTCTTTCGTGACCGTGATTTCATCCTATTAGTCTCTAAGACAGAAGGACAAGTAGTTAGGTTTCTTGCCAATATTAAAACTGAGCTTTTGGTCAATGAAGAACTCAAATCCCAATTTGGAGTTAAAAGGTTTATAAAAGATACTGAGACTGAGGTTGTGGTCGAACTAGTAGATGGTTACCAATTCTGTATTATTGCTAAGGGTTCTGAACAAGAAGTCCGAGGATTACAATGGAACGGCAAACGCCCTAATTTAATCATTATTGACGATGCCGAGGGTGCCGAGCAGGTTATGAACCCCCAACGTCGTGAGAAGTTCCGTAACTGGTTATTTAATGACCTATTTCCTTGCGGTTCAGAATACTGCAAGATTAGAATGGTAGGAACCGTCCTTCACATGGATTCTGCCCTAGAAAGACTGTTAAAGGATAGTTTATGGGATTCAGAACGCTTTGCCGCCCATAACGAAGACTTTACTGAGTTACTATGGCCTGAGAAGCTCCCTAAAGAGAAACTACTAGAAATCCGCCAATCCTATATTAACCAAGGCAACCCTGATGGCTATAGCCAAGAATATCTTAATAAACCTATTGATGCAGAAAATGCTTACTTTCATAAAGACGACTTTATTCATGCCGACACTCCTGATACTTTGGAGTATTACGCTGCTATTGACTTTGCTATTACCAAAAAGACTAAGTCCGACTATACCGTTATTGCAATTGCAGGGATGGATGATGAAGGTGTCTTACACATCGTGGACATTAGACGTGGCAGATGGGATGGCTTTGAGATTATCGAAAATATGTTCTGGGTACAAGAAAAATACTCTCCTAATCTGTTCATCGCTGAGAAAGGGCAAATTAAACATACGCTCGATGCGTTCCTAAATGCCGAAATGGTCAAAAGAGGTCAATACATCAATTTACACGCAGTCACCCCTAAAGTAGACAAAGAACAACGTGCCAAGCCATTACAAGCTCGTATGAGGGCAGGTGGAGTGCGTTTTGATAAAGAAATGAACTGGTACCCTAGCCTAGTAGATGAGATGCTAGTCTTTCCTAGGGGGCAACACGATGACCAGGTCGACGCACTAGCCTATGTAGGACTAGCCCTAGATAAAGTGGTATCTGCCCCAACCCTAGAAGAACTAGACGACGAGTTGTACGAACAAGAGTTTGCAGGGCAATTATTTGAAGGGCAAAGCATCTACACCGGATACTAACGTATATACTATGTGGCTATTGACTCTGCTACAATGCTATGGTATTTTCCCTTAAAAGGTAAACAATGAAAATCGAAGAACTCTTACGTTCCCCCAATATTGCTGACATGATGGATGATGAGGAGTTGTCCTCATTAGGGTTTACGTTGATGAACGACATCAATTTAGACTTAAACTCCCGTATTGAATGGGAAGAGCGTAATGAGAAAGCGAACAAACTAGCCCTCCAAGTCGTAGAACGCAAAACATTCCCTTGGCCTGGTGCTTCAAACGTTAAGTTCCCTTTGATTACTATTGCTGCAATGCAATATCATAGTCGTGCTTACCCTGCCTTAATTTCTAATAACGAAGTAGTCAAATGTAAAGTTTACGGCAAAGATGACGACGGTGAAATGCACAAACGTGCAGACCGTGTATCTCGCCACATGACTTATCAGTTAATGGAAGAAGATGAAGGTTGGGAAGAAAACACCGATAAAACATTGTTGGTTCAGGCTATCTCTGGCACAGCAATCAAGAAATCTTACTTTGACCCAGTAAAAGGGCATAACGTCTGTGAACTCGTATTGCCTAATGACTTTGTAGTCAACTATTACACTAAGTCTATTTCTGAGTCCCCAAGAGTATCCCATCGCATTCTATTGTCGTCCAATGACCTACACGAACGTCAAGTCCGTGGATTGTTCCTCAAAATAGACGACCAACCACCTCCTACCAATCCAACGCAGTCAATGCTCACGAATGCTAGAGAGGATGCACAGGGCGTTCGTATGCCTACCGGTGACCCCGATACTCCATACGAATTTTTTGAAACTCACTTTTGGCATGACTTTGATGAAGATGGATACAAAGAACCGTACATTGCCTATATCCGCAGAGACACAGGCAAAATATACCGTATTGTCGCCCGTTACTTTGAAGACTCAATTGAGTACTACAACGGTGAAATTATCCGCATTAAGCCTGAACAGTACTTCACAAAGTACGGGTTTGTACCTAGTCCAGATGGCGGTTTCTATGATTTAGGCTTTGGTGTCCTACTTGGGCCAACCAATGATTCCGTAAACACTATTGTTAACCAGTTGATTGACGCTGGCACAATGAGTGTTACCGGTGGTGGATTCTTAGGGCGTGGTGTAAAGATTAAAGGTGGCGACTACACATTCAAACCACATGAGTGGAAACGGGTAGACAGTACAGGCGATGACCTACGTGCCAATATCTTCCCATTGCCAATCCGTGAGCCTAATGCTGTATCGTTCCAATTATTGCAACTCTTGATTAACTATGGCGAGAGAGTTGCTGGTGCAACAGACATTATGACTGGGGTATCACCTGGTCAAAACACCCCTGCAGAAACTAGTAGAAATACTATGGAGCAGGGTATGAAAGTATTTAATGGTATCTACAAGCGTACTTGGAGAGCCATGAAAGAAGAATTCCAAAAGCTATACCGTCTAAACCAACTCTACTTGCCGAGTGAACCCGTAGAGTTTGAATACAACAATGAGTTATCCTTTGTGTTGCCTGACGACTATTCTATGGATATGAAGTTAGTTAAACCTGCTGCCGACCCTAACGTTGTTTCAGATAGTCAACGTCAGATGCAAGCACAAGCCGTATTACAGTTAGCGACTTCTACAGGTGGCTTTAATATGTACGAAGTCCAAAAACGTTACCTAGACTCATTAAAAGTCTACGCTATCGACCAAATCCTTCCTGACCCTAAAGGCCCGAACGCTATCAAGCCAGGCCCATCTGAGAAGATGCAGATAGAGAAGATGAAGAACGATGAGCGTCAGATGAATCATCAAATGAAATTTAAACTTGGAATGGCAAAGCTCATGTCAGAAGTTGAGTTAACCCAAGCCAAGATAACTGAGCTACAAGCTAAAGCAGTACTAGAACTTGAACAGGCAGATGGAGTCAAGTCAGGTCATGCTATAGCTATGATAGAAGCCCAAATCGGTGCAAAGAGAGCACACGTAGACGGGATATTAAAAGCAGTTGAGATGATGCAGTCACTAGAAAAGGAAACGAGCAATGACGGAGCAAGAGTTCAAGGAATGGAAGAATTACCACGTAACTGAGGAATTCTTTAACTTTCTAAAGAAAGCTAAGGTTGAAACCCAAGAGGCTTGGGCGAATCGACAGTTTGTAACAGATGGGGAAAATCAATTTGCGTTGGGTGGAGTCTATTCCATCAATCAAATCCTTGATTTGACTTATGAAGATATTACGGGGGTCTAATGAATACATCAGGATGGAAACCTACAGGACATCGTGTCTTGGTAAAGGTCACGAAAGTTGAAGAAGTCACTTCGGGCGGCATTATTATTCCCAAAGACGTTACTAAGCGAGAACAGCTTGGTCAAGACGGTGGAATCGTCGTCGAAATTGGGAATACTGCTTATTCCGACCAAGAATCCCCTTGGTGTCAAGTCGGTGACTACGTCAAGTTTGGACGTTATGCTGGTCAACTCATCACCCCAGACGAGTCCGAAGACGGAATAGAATACCGTGTTTTAAACGATTTAGATATATGTCTTACCAAATCAGGAGATAGCAAATGAGTGAAGAACTACAACAAATAGCACCTGAATCTTTAGATGGTTCAGCAACCCAAGAAGAGGCAGTAGATGTTGCAGAGCAACAAACTGCACCTGAAGTCGACGAAGATACCCTTAAAGAGGCTAAACGCCAAGGCTGGGTTCCTCAAGAGGAATATACTGGCCCAGAAGACAAATGGGTAGATGCAGATACCTTTGTAAAGAAGGGTAAAGAAATTAATGCCCTATTACGTAAGGACAATGAATTCCTAAAACGTGAAGTATCAGACATGAAATCCACAATGATGGAGTTCAAGAAATTTCATGCTGAGACTGAAAAACGTGCCTACGAACGTGCTATGGCAGACCTTCGTGACCAAAAGAAAGAAGCTATCAGCACTGGTGACGGTGAAAAGGTACTTCAGATTGATGATGCTATTGATGAGCTTAAATCAGCCCGTCAAGTAGAAAAAGCCCAACCTGCACCACAGCCTGACCCTGAATTTGTCATGTGGAGCGAAGAAAACAGGTGGTATACCAATGATGCACAACTAAGAACTGAAGCCGATATGATTGGTGAAGTTATTAAGCGTCAAAACCCTACTTTGATTGGTAATGCATTTTTAAACGAGGTTACAACCCGTGTTAAGCGTATGTATCCTGAAAAGTTTACTAATGGCAACCGTAATCGCCCATCTCCTGTAGAAGGAACCACCGCACCAAAGGCTACAGGTAAGAATGGCAAAAGCTATAACGATTTACCACCCGAAGCTAAAGCAGCTTGTCAAAAGTTTGAAAAAAGCAATTTATTGACAAGGGAACAGTACCTAAAAGAATATTTTGGTGAATAACCATTGTATTTATAGTAAAATCACTTAAAATCAGTTAGGAGTAATATAATGCCAAGAGTAAGCAAAAAACAAAGTAATCCTGAAACACAAGTTCGGTCTGTTGCTGACCGAGAGACCGAGACAGTTCGTTCACAGGCACAACGCCCAAGACGCAATTCAATTGGTGTTCCAAGATTAACTTTGGCTGTAAAGTTTGAAATTCCAGGTCATCACCTTTGTTGGATGAATGACGATGGTAACGTAGAACAAGCATTAGATAGCGGATATGAGTTTGTTACTAGAGGTGAAACAGAGTTAGAGAGTGGCGTAACGCCATCAAACGTTGACATCAGTGACAGAATCAAACAAAAGGTAGGAACTACACAGCAAGGCGACGTCCTTTATGCGTACTTAATGAAGATTAAGCAAGAATGGCACGAGGAAGACATGGCAGCCATTGAAGCCCAAAACAAATTAGTCGAGGATGCGATTGCTAGTGGAAGTATTAATGGAGCCGTTGGTCAAGATGGGCGTTACAACGCTGGCATTACGATTAAACGGACTTAAAAATAATTTATTGGAGCTTTTTAAAAAATGGCAAACACTAATACACCATTCGGATTTAGTCCGATTATTTATGGTACAAGTGGTGTCAACAATCAGCAACAACGTGTTTACTATATCCCATCGACAGATACCTCTGCGTATTACATCGGTGACACAGTAAAGACTATCGCTGGTTCTGATACTAACGGTACCCCTGCAGTAGCAAAATGTGCAACTGGTAACACCCCACGTGGCGTTATGACAAGCATTTTGATTAACAACCCTAACTTGCCTTCAATCCAAGGTGTTAACCTTGATTTGACAGTTACATCTATTCCTGCATCTAAGTCTGCTGATTACTATATTCTAGTAAACGATGACCCAGACCAGGTTTATGTAATTCAAGGCGATAGCACAACATTTGTGACAACTGATTTGAACAAGAACGCAACCTACACTGTAGCTGCTCCTTCTCAAGCAAACCAATTGTCTGCAACTGTATTAACTGGTACCACTACTTCTTCAACTGCGGTTCTGAAGATTGTTGGAATCGAGCCACTCCCAGGCTATGGTCTTGGGCCTTATGCTCGTTTCTTGGTTATGTTCAACAACGCAGAACTTTTACGTCCATCTGCTGGCGTTTAATTAGGAGAATAAAATGGCTGGTATTATTACTACTGGTTCGTTCCCAAAGGCACTGTGGCCTGGCATTAAGGCTTGGTGGGGTCGTTCATACAATGAACATCCGATTGAGTACACAGACCTTTTCGATACAACCACATCTGACAAAAACTACGAAGAGTACGTCCAAGCCACTGGCTTTGGTCTAGCTCCTCAGAAACCACAAGGTCAAGGAGTTGCTTATGACTCAGAGACTCAAGGTTTTGTAACACGTTTAACTAACGTTGCATACGGCTTGGGCTACATCGTTACCCAAGAAGAACTTGCTGACAACCTTTATGAAGTTGTTTCCAAGCGTCGTGCTGCTGCTAACGCTTTCTCTATGCGTCAAACCAAAGAGAACGTAGCTGCTAACGTATACAACAACGCTTTCTCCAACACTTATGCTGGTGGTGACGGTGTATCTTTGTTAAATGCTTCACATCCAAATACATCAGGCGGTACTTTCTCTAACTTGTTAACTGTTGCAGCTAACTTGTCTGAGGCAGCTATTGAGAACTTGATTATTCAACAGATGTTGGCAGTCAATGACCGTGGCTTGCGTATCAATTTGATGCCTCGCTCAATCATTGTTCATCCAAGCAACTGGTTTGAAGCTAACCGTATTTTGAAGTCTGTATATTCATACAACACCGGTGCTAACCCACCTGGTACTGCTTCAAACGCTGTTAACGTTCTCCATGCTACCAATGCATTGCCAGAAGGCATTAAGATGAACCATTACCTCTCAAGCACTAAGGCATTCTTTATTCGTGCCAACGTGCCAATGGGTTCAGGTATGATTCATCAAGAGCGTCAGGCAATCACTTTCGACCAAGACAATGACTTTGACACCATGAATGCCAAAGCTAAGTCTTACGAGCGTTATGCGTTCGGTTGGGGTGACCCACGTGCATTGTGGGGTACTCCAGGAGTCTAATCGCCTCCCCACGTGAGCGACTCCCCCTAGTTATCCAAAAGGTTTCTAGGGGGATTTTTCTCTAAACTTAAAGGAAAAATTATGGCTAATAAAAAATTACGTGAAGGTCAGTCGATTGGAATGGGTCTGAAAGCCCCAGTTCAAAAGACTACTAAAGATAAAGTTAAGAATCCTACACAATCTACCAAGGCTAAGAAACCTAAAGGCGGTTACTAATCATGGCCAGCGAATTAAAAATTCAAAAAATAAATGATGGTTTTAGAGATACGACCATTAAAATTGATGGTTTCGTTAATGCTGTTGATTTAAGCACTCAAACTGTTCTTGATTTAGCAACATTGGGTCAAGTAGATGGATTTGGTAATAAAGCTACCAATATGCGTGTGACTCGTATTAACTTTGACATTGAAGATGGTTTACAGGTTGATTTAGATTTTGGTGGAGCAACAAACGATAATCTTTGGAGATGTACTGGACGTGGAGAAATCAAAGGTAGAGGATTTGGTGGATTTCCTAATAGTGCAACTACTCCAAATGGTAAGATTCTTTTATCCACATCAGGTGGTTCAACAGCATCAACAAATTTAGCATTTAGTATTGTTTTAGAAGTAGTGAAAGCAAACTAATATGCAACACGCAATCAGTAATGCTAAGGAAATACAGTTAATTGCTACCATTACCCGTGCAGACGGAACTGTGGAGCATCTTGGCACAATTGATTACTGGCACAAAAACCCTATCAAACGCTTTATTTGGAAGATTAAACGCTTCCTAGAAAGGAAATAACATGGCGACTTTGCTCGTTAATACTGGTAAAGCGATTGTTACCAACTACCTAAATGCTGGTGGTGCTACTCAACCTAAGTATGTAGCTTGGGGTACAGGGGCAGGTACAACCGCAGCAACAGATACAACATTATTTACTGAAACTGGTACTCGTGTTTCAGGAACTACTACTCAACAGACAACTTCTACTACAAACGATACATTCCAAGTAGTAGGAACATTGACTGCGGGCGGTTCTTTGACAATTACAAACGCTGGTACATTTGATGCTTCTACATCAGGTAATTTATTTGTAAAGGGTGACTTTACAGGTATTGCATTGAATTCTGGAGATAGTATTCAATTTACCGTAAAAGTTCAGTTCAGTTAATAAAGGAAACAAATGGCTTTTAAACTTGCAGATAGAGTTCGTGAAACTACCACTACCACAGGCACAGGTTCTGTAGCTCTTGGTGGTGCAGTAACTGGTTATCAAACTTTCTCTGCAGGTATAGGAGCTAGTAACACAACGTATTACGTCATAGCCGACCAAACAGGTTCAAACTGGGAGGTTGGTTATGGCACCCTTGATGGCACTGCAGCAAATTTAGCAAGGACAACAGTATTAGCCTCTAGCAACTCAGGCTCTTTGGTAAATTTTACTTCAGGCACAAAAGACGTATTCTGTGATTATCCTGCCACACAGTCTGTCAATAAAGATTCTTCAGGAAACGTCACAGGATACGCTATTACAGGCGGCACAATAGACAACACAGTTATTGGTGGCACTACCCCAGCCGCAGGAACATTTACTACTATTACAGGACAGACAGAAGTATTAAAAGGGACTGGTACAAATCTTTTAACTTATTCTTCTATTTTAACAAACGGCATTTGGGTAAATAATCAAACTACAGCCACAGGTTCACAATCAGACCCTTTTGGCGGCACAACAGCACTTTTAATAAATAATGGAACTGCAAACAATTACCATTATGTAAGCAATAACATAACATTATCAGCACAAACTTACACATTAAGTGCTTATGTAAAAGCTGGAACTGCCAATTATGTTGGTATTGCTTTATATTCAAATGCTTTTTATGGTGCTGGTTTTAATTTAACAACTGGTGCATTTTCTTCTAATATTGCCAATGCTCCAATTTCATATACATCTACTAATGCAGGTAATGGTTGGTGGCGAATTTCTATAACTATTTCTACTACAGTAACAAATAATTATTACAATATTTTATTGTCAGAAGATGGCACAAATTGGGTTTACACAGGCACAAGTAAAACTGCTTATTTAGCCGCACCACAGTTAGAAGTTGGCTCAACAGCCAACACTTATGTCCCAACAACAACCACAGCAGTCTACGGAACTCCTACCCTATCCTTTAGTGGAGTAGCAGGACTAGGACTACAGTCTGATGGTTCTCTTTATGTTTCTCCAGCAGGAACAGGAGCATTACAAGCACAAGCTACTACAAGTTCTACAGTAGGTGGTAATGCTAGGGGTGCTAATGCTGTTGATTGGCAGACACTCAGAAGTGCGGCTACCCAAGTTGCATCTTCAGCACAATCAGTTATTTCAGGAGGGGCATATAACACAGCAAACGGAGGTTATGCGGCTCTTGTTGGGGGAACGGGAAATTCAGCTAGTGGTTTTGGGTCTTTTGTTGGCTCTGGTTCTGGTGTTCAAGCTACGGGGGCGTTTGCTGTTGCTATTGGCGGTGAATCTAACACTTCACAAGGCGTAGATTCTGTAGTTTCTGGTGGAAAAAGTAATTCGTCTGCTGGATTTTTTAACTTTATTGGCGGTGGATTTACCAATGCTGGAACTGCAAATGCTTCAGTAACTACTCAATCTGCAACAATGAACGCTACGACTGCGGTCACATTGTCAGGTTCAAACGCTAACATCAAAGTCGGTCAATACATTACAGGCACTTCTATTGGTAGTGACACCTATGTAGCCGCAATTAGCGGAACATCCTTAACTCTAAGCAAAGTAGCATCAGGCTCATCTACAAGCACTCTAACCTTTTATACTCCTCATGGAGTAGTAGTAGGCGGTGGTAATAACCAAGCTACAGGTAGTTATTCATTTATCGGTGGTGGTGGTGATGCTGGTACTGCGGCTAATAGAAATGTGGCTTCAGGAGCTTGGTCTTTTGTAGGCGGTGGCAATAAAAATACAGCTAGTGGAGATGGTGCATTTGTTGGTGGCGGTGGTATTAATAATGCTACTGGTGCGGCTGGAAATAATGCAAGTGGCGAAAGTTCTGTCATTGTTGGTGGCATACTTCATTCTGCTTCAGGAAAAGGCTCTTTTATTGGTAGCGGATATAACAATTTTGCCAATTCTCAATACTCAACTATTGCTGGTGGAGTGCAAGGTACGACAAGGTCAATTTCAGGAAATTTTGTTATACCTGCTTGTGTTATTCCTTTAGGTAATTCATCAGGTCTTTCACAGTCCGCAGTTCTTGTATTAGCAAAACAAACAACCGATGCTACAGCTACAGTTATTACATCAGATGGCGGTGCGGCAAGCGGAACAAACCAAGTAATACTACCTAATAACTCTGCTTATTACTTTAAAGGTGCTGTTATTGCTGGTGTTACTGGTGCTGGCGATACTAAGGGATGGAGTATTGAAGGTGTAATTAAACGA